TCACCAATGTGAATATGAATTGGAATCACCTCCAAGGGCGTTTTCTACAGCGGGACGGATACGGTCGGCAACGTGGTCGGCGAGCATCCGCATTCCCTCGTTGTCCTCCGTGACGGCGTTCTCGATTTGCACCTGTATGTGAATCTGCCGATTGTCCATCATGGATGGCGCAGTTTGCTCCCCATTTCTCGATGAAGGGACATTCTGTCCCCCGCTTGAAACAATCTGCGCTTGCCGTCCAAGCCCTCCCATCAGCTCCGCATACGAAAACTCCTGCCCATTGACACGAATATGCGAACTGTCCGCACGATGCTCAGGACTGAAGTTTGGCAGCAGATTTTCCATCGCCCATTTACGCCCGGACTGGAACTGTTGGAGAAGTTCCGGTGTCAGCCCCAGATCCTCTGCCGTGAACTTATTCTTCTTGCGAAGGTATTCCATCAATCCGACCTGCCCGGACTTCTTGAACACCTGCAGTTCCTCTTTCTGGGAGCGGAGGACTTCCAAGGCGGCGTTGCGTTTGGCATCTAGTTTCTGCTTCTCTGCCCAACGTGTCGCTTCGACCTCATCCAGTCCTTTCTGTACCCACGCTTCCTTCTCACGCTCGATCTCCGCAAGGCGATTTTCGAGTTCCGTTTTCCAGATGGCACTGATGTTGGAAGCGACATCCCGCTCCCACTGCTCCATCACTCGTGCCTTGCTCTCACTGAGCCAGTTCTGCGTCTGTACCTCGTCCAAGCCCTTCTGACGAAAGGCATCGGCTTCACGGGCGATGGAGTCCAGCTTGTTTTGCAGGTCGGTCTTGTAGAGCACATTCGCCTTGTCCACAACGTCGCGCTGAAAGTCGGCATAGAATTTCGCTTCCTTTGCTAAGCGGTATTCATCGATGAGATGCGGATCTGCGCCCTTCCGGAAGAACTCAAAGGATTCACGATCCAGTGCATGAAGACTATTTTGGATGTCCGTGTGTGTCAGTGTATATAGGCTGTCCGTCAGCTGTGCGGTCGCTTTTGCAGACTCACTGACCATCTTTGCGGCATCTTTCTCGGCTGCCGCACGGATTTTCGCAGCTTTGGCATTCTGCTCCTGCGCCTTAGCGTTCTTCTCCGCTTCGGCACGCGCCTTCTCCTCTGCCGCCGCTTTCTCTTTGGCAATCTTCTGCTGTTCTTGGTAACGCTTGTATTCATCCCCGTAGAGTGCATCAAGAACCGTACCACCGAGAAACGGGATCGCAATCAACGGAGACGCCACAGGATGATTTTTCACGAGCCACGAATTTGCTTCTGCGTGCTCACTCACCTTGTGAATCTGCTCCCCGACAAAACCTGCAAGCTCTGCGACGGTCTTGAGTGCTTCGCCCCATCCGAGGACGGCATCCTTGATCTCGTCCTTGTTGTCACGGATCGTCTCGATGAACGTCTGAAAACCGTCATTGATTTCCGGCATCAACTCTTCGGCGGCAGGAAGGAGAGCCGCACCGAGGGCAAGTTTCAGCTGCCCCGCTTCCATCTCCATCGCACGCCATTTGAGATACGTCTCATGCGCCTGTTCGGGGTCAAGCAGTCCCGTGGTCTTGACACGCGAGGAAATGGTCATCAGATCGTCATACTGTTCGAGAATCGGGATAAGAGCCGCTCCACGCGCACCGAGCACCTCGGCGGTATATGCCTCCTCCATGCCCGCTTCGCTTGCGGTCTTATATCCCTTGGCAAGCTGTGCCAGCTGCTCGTTCAGCGGCAGGAGATTTCCCTGTTGATCTTTGAGTGCGATCCCGAAGCGTGAGAGTGCGCGAGACGTGTCATTGCCGCTATTCCCCGCTGCAGATACCTGCTTGTCGAGACGTGCGATCAGAGGTATGACGCTCTTGATATCCGTATCCGCAAGTTGGAACACCCGATTGAGGGTTGCCGCCTCACTCGCAGAGACATGAAGCCGCTGCGTCAGCTTATAGACGTTCTCGCCCGCAAGCATCGCGTCCTTTGTGATGTTGAACAGTCCCGCGCCTGTTGCAGCAACAGCCATAACTGCGGCCATCTTTGTCGAGAGAACATTGAATCCGCTCGTGAGATTCTTGACACCTGCCTGTGCTGCCGTCATCCCTGCGGAGATGCGCCCGCCAAGTGTACCGGAGAGAACCGCACTTTCTTTTAGGCGATGATTCAGTTTCCGCACCTCGGCTTCGGTCTGTGCGACGGTTCTCTGCTGACGCAGGAGATTGCTCTCCGCACGGCGATAGGATGCGCTGTCCACGCCGTCATTCTTTTTCGCGGATTGCAGGACAGCCACAAGAATCTGTTCCTTCTTCCGCTGAATATCCAACTCGCGGTTGATCGCCTGATGGCGCACCTTGATCTTGTCGAGTTCCGTACCCACACCGTCGAGTTTGGCAAGATCGGCATCCAGTTTCAGATGGATGTTGTTTGCCTTGCTGTTCAGTCGTGCGATGGAATCCGAGACGGTCTTGCCCGCCGTGTCAAAGTCCAGCTGCAGCTGTGCAATATTGAGACCGATGTCGAGATAGAGTTCATCAATCTTCTGTCCGCGCTTTGCCACTCCATCTCCCTCCCTACATCACGTCGTCAATAAAGCGTGCGGATTCCTGCTGTTCGCAAAGTGCCGTCACGACAAGCTGATCGAGTAAAAATGAAACCTCATGCTCGTCGATTTCCTGCATTGTCCACCCGTAGGCGGACTGGAGCCGCTCGTAGTAGCGCAGTAAATGCTGGTACGGAGAAAGAACTACACCTCTTTCCCCGTCTCCTCGTTTGGGAGGTTCACCAGTTTGGAAAAGGTCAGCGACTGAATCCAACGGAATAGTGCGCGTGTCAGTGGTACGATATCCGCGACATCCACATTTTCGTCGATGACTTCTTTTGTGACATCATCACGTCCGAATCCGAGAACGATTAGACGGACGTGCTCGTCCAGAAAGTCCTCAAGATCCATGTCCTGTTTCTCTGCATCAAAAAAAGCAAGGAACTCGCGCCAGACCTTCATCTTCGGAGGGTTCGGCACGATCTCCCTGCCCGCAATATGCAGTATCGGTGTATCCATCGTAACCTCCCTCAGACCTGCTCGTACCACTTCGTCCCCGTCTCAGCGGCAAAGCCCGCCGCCTCCTCGTCCGCCTTGGCGTAGGACAGCCCGTCCGAGAGTCGGTAGATCGCCTTTGCCGTCAGCGTCGGCGTGTCGAACTGGATGCTCTCCTGCTTCGAATTGCCGCTCTCCGAGGGTTCTGTGAATTGGACTTTGTAGAATTTGGTGTATCTCTTCTTGCCGTTGCGCTTATCCGACTGGAAGAGAACAGCAAAGTACGGCGCAACGTCATCCTTGCCCGCCTTCATCACGCCGTTCTCGATACTGTGTCCCAGAAGATACGCTGTGTATTCCAAAGGAAGCGCGGCAGTATCGAAGGTCAAATCGTAGGATGCGGTATTGGATGCTGTATCCACGGACTGCCCGTCGGCGAAAAGCTCCGCTTGATTCGTCTGTGGCTTGATGTCCACCTTGCGCAGGAGCTTCCCGAGCGGGATCGGAGCTTCGTAGGTCGCCGCTCCTCCTGCCACATCGGTGAGCATCTTGGCGATATGAAGTTTCTGGATATTGATGAACTGCCCGCTCGTAAGATTCCCTGCGGGCTTTGCTGTTGGTGTTGGACTTGGCATATTATTCTCCCTCCACTGCTGTTCTGTAATCTGTGATTTCAACGAATATATCTTTCTCTATCAGTTCCTGCGTCTGCGCCCTTATAAAGCCGATTGGCAAAAGCGCGTTCTGCACGGCTTTATGAATCTCCCGAAACCGTCCGTCCTTCGTCATAATGTGGATACGCACCGTTACACGCCGTTCCAGTTCCGCACCATCGACTGAGAGCGCAGGAACATCCGAGATCACCGAATAAACGAGTATCGGATACGTCCCCGCATCGGGACTGCGCCCGTGATAGATGCCCTTCTTTCCGTGAGCGAGAAGCTGCGTCAGCTCCCGTGAGCGCACAAGTGCCTGATACACCATCTTGGCAACACTCATTTCCCTCTCCTCCGTATTGCCATACGGACGGCATCGACGATGGCAGAACGAATGCCGGCCTTCTTGGCATCGAGCGCGGGATAGAGAAACGGCTTGTTGATGCGCGGGCTGAACTCGACGAGTACGCCATAGGGAACGCCATCCTGCGACTCTGCATCCGCTGCGATCCTCCAAACAGAGCCGTCCTTGCGTCGCAGTCGCTTATGGATGGAGTCGCGCAGTGCGCCCTTTACCACGCGCTTATCTGTTCCTGTATAGACGGGACAGCGGTTCTTCGCCTCAGCGACCACATCGTCTGCGCCGGCGGCGAGTGCTTCCTTTGCCGCAGCCGTCGCCTCCGCGCCAAGTTCTGAGAGGATCTTCTCAGCAGAAACAAAACCTCGGTATCTAGCCATCTTCCACCAACTCCCTGCATTCCATGACAAGCCATTGCTTCTTCCCGCCGAGCGGATACGGCGGCGCGATTGGTGTGAGCGTTTTGTCACCCCAACGAATACGATCCGTCACGCGCACATCCGCACGGTAACGAATGACGATGCGGTAATCCACCTCCTGCACCTTCTCCGCATATCCGTCCGAGATTTTTGCCGCAAAGGGCAGAACGAGTGCCCAGGCTTTTCCGACTTCCTGCACCGACGATGAAAGGATATTCCCCTCATCATCCGTCTCCGTTACGGGACGCAGGATGGAAATCCGATGACGCAGTTCGCTCATAGACACCTGCATCTAAAAGACCTCCTTCCGCACGCCGAAGAGAAGAGACCGGAGTGTCAGTGCAAGTCCTCTGTGATCCGCTTCCTCCCGGTGCTCGTAGAGATAGGACACGGCGTAGAGAATTGCAACGCGCACAATCGCCTGATCTTCAACCTTGGACAGCTTCTTCACGCGCAGTAATGCAGTACAAATCTGTTCTGCCGTTTCTGCAAAATGCATGAGGAGATCGTCCTCCTCATCGCCGTCAATCCGCAGATACTGCTTGACTGCTTCAAGCGGCACAAGCATAGAACCACCTCCCCTCTTTGCCGCAAACATACATCAACCCTTCATCTTGAGCGTCTGCACGGCTTCCTCAAGAACGAGCTTGCCGTCCACACGCTCCTTCATGACATAGCCGATCATACCGTTGCCCGCGAAGAGTTCCTTGAGTTCCTGCAGAGAGCGCGTGCCGCGATCCCCGATGTTGTAGTAGGAGTAATCGCCGAACGCAATGACGATCTTTCCCGCCTCGACAGCAGGCATATATGCCGAAGAGTACACAGGATAGCCGAGCAGACGGTCGGGTTCGCCCATCTGGTAAGACGGCTGCCAGAAATACGCGCCGTTGACATCCTTGAGCTTGCGGATGCTTGCAAGCGTCTGATCGTTGACGATGAATGCCGCATTCTTCCGGTAGGGACGCTTGAGACTGTAGACGAGCGTCACGAGTTCGTCCGCCTTGAGGTCTGCCGCCGCCGTGGTGACGGATGTCTTTGCCGATGTGAGAAGTCCCTTCGGCTTGTGCGTCCCATCGCCATTCAGGAATGCGTCCTCCTCTGCGTTGCCCAGTGCCTTGCCGAACTGCTCGATGAGGTAGTTCTCAAGGTGGAAGGCGTTGTCGTAGAGAAGCTCTTCCGTTACCTTGACCGCAACATGGAGCTTGTGCGCGTCGAGAACGATCTGGTCGAAGGTCGCGTCCCCAAAGGTAAGAGGTGCGCCTTCCTCAATCCACGATGCCGCAGGTTTGGTGGCGGCGATGTTGATCTTGTGCTCGCCGCTCGTGGTGATGACCGTCGCAAGCGGGCGCAGGACGTTCTCCTCATTCAGAACGTCAATGAGACGCTGATCGTATTCCTCGGGAACGAGATAGCCGCCGTTTGCATCCACACCTTCCTGCAGGACGTTCTCCACCTGTCGGAAGTTCGTGCGAAGAGCCTTCAGCATTGCCGCACGATATGCCTCGCTTGCACGCCCCGTCTTTTCTGCATTGAGAGATGCGCCCGGAGTGTTGGTGATTGCTGCCGTCACAGGCTTTGCGAGCTGCGCGTCGAGAATCGCCTGACGCTCCATGCGCTCGATGTCCTTGCCGAGCGCCAACACCTCCTGCTCCATCTGCTCGTATGCCTTTGCCTCTTCTGCCGTAAGGCGGCCATCCTTCTCGTGTTCGTCGAGGAACTGCTTTGCCTGTTCCCACATTTCTGCACGCTTCTCGCGCATTGCCATGATCTTATCCATGTTCTTGTCCCTCCGTTAGTGTGAAATAGAAAAGAGCCGTCTTTTCAGAGGCTCTGCATCGACACTCTTTGATTGTGTTTCCTGCCCGAATTTCGAGAGCAGGGAGTTCGTGACAGCGGCGCGGGAGAAGATCAGCCCGTCTGCCACTTCGGTCACAGGACGCTGTGCGTCCGCATAGAGAACGGAATCCGCGAAGCCAAGCTCCACAGCTTTCTTTGCATTCATCCACGTTTCGGCATCCATCAGCCGTGAAATCTTTGCACGGGACAGCCCCGTCTTGAGTTCATAGGCGTTGATGATGCTCTCCTTGATCTCGGCAAGGAATGTGATTGTCCGCTCCATTTCGTGCGTGTCTCCGATGGAGACGGTCATTGGATTATGCAGCATCAACAAACCTAGAGGTGAAATCTCAACCGTTGATCCTGCCATTGCGACGACGGATGCGGCAGAAGCGGCAATCCCATCAATCTTGACAGCGACATTCCCCTTATACTCCATGAGCATATTGTAAATCTGCGCTGCCGCATAACAATCTCCGCCCGGCGAGTTGATCCAGAGGTCAATATCTCCCTCAGCTGCGTTCAGCTCAGAGCGAAACATCTGGGGTGTGACTTCATCGCCCCACCACGTTTCGTCCGAGATTTCACCATCCAGAAGCAAGACACGCTTCTCTCCCTCGTTCCGTACCCAGTTCCAAAATTTACGTTTCATCGCCCTCTCCTTTCTTGTTGGCGAATAAACCTGCATCCCTCAGTTTTGTCATGTTCCCGTTGATAAGGTACAAATCACCGCCTTCCTCCGCTTCGATGGGATTCATGTCCTCGAGACTTCGGATGTCGTTCGCGGAGAGCCAGCCATTCTGCCTGCCGATGGCATACCCTTCCATGCGGCTCTTGTAATCTCCACGCAAAAGCCCGTCCACATTGAAGCGGATGAAGTAATCCTTCCGCTCCTTCTCTGTCAGCAGTGCTTTCTGCAGTGACTGCTCCCATCGCACTACCCACGGATTCAAGGTGTACTTCACGAACTCCAAGGACTGCTGCTCGATGTTCGAGAAACTCGACTTTTCCAGATCACCGACCATATGCGGCGGTACACGGTAGAGCCGCGCGATTTCATCGATCTGGAACTTCCTCGTTTCAAGAAATTGTGCTTCTTCGGGCGGGATGGCAATCTGCTGGTACTTGACGCCCTCCTCAAGGACGGCAATCCTGCCCGTGTTCATTGTACCGCCGTAGACAGCGTGCCAGCTTTCACGGAGCTTCGATGGATCTTTCAAGACTCCCGGATGTTCCAGAACGCCGCCCGGACGCGCACCGTTCTTGAAAAAGGCTGCGCCGTATTCCTCCGTCGCAAGGGCAATCCCGATGGCGTTCTTCGCCATGGCGATGGGACTGTAGCCGACAAGACCATCGAAGCCGAGTCCCGGAATATGGAGCACATCCTCACGCCGCAGAGTAATCTGCCGCTGTCCTTTGAGATGCGGATTGGACTCGCTCATCGGTGTGTAAGTGTAAACGATTTCCCCAGATTCATCGCGTCCGACACTCATGCGATTGGGCAGAAGCGGGTACAGCCCCATCACGCGTCCTCGCCCATCACGCAAAATTTGTGCGTAGGAATTTCCCCACAGGAGCAGGTGAATCATCGCTGTCTCTCGAAATATGAAAGAGGTCATTTCGGGGTTGGGCGAGTCGTGGAGAAGAAAATAGAGCGGATGCCCCGGCACTCGCTCCTTCCCGTTCCCTCGATATTCATACAAATGAAGCGGAAGCCCGGCGATGGACTCCGCCAAGATGCGGACGCAGGCGTAAACCGCCGTGGTCTGCATGGCTGTGAATTCGTTGACCTTGGCTCCGGCGGCAGACTTGCCGAACACGAACGGCCAGCCGCTGAAGTGGTAGCTATTGGTGGGCTTGTCCCGTGAGCGCAAGAGCCAACTGAAAATTCCCATATGTATCACGCTCCTTAAACTTTTAACAGCAAGGGTGATTATTTGATCTCCACTTTCCAACTTTTCGCTCTTACCACAATATGTTTTTCACAATTAATGGATCTAAGTCAATAAAGTGGACACCAAAATTGCGACTATTAAATCAGGCTCTCAGCATGTGAACCTCATCTGGTGTCTTGTAGCCTAGGCTACTATGTTTTCTTTTGTGGTTATACCAAGACTCAATATACTCAAAGATGCTATTGAAAGCTTCTTTTGCATCTTTATATTCCCGAAGATTAGCTTCCTCTTTCTTCAGTAAGGAATGAAACGATTCAATGCATGCATTGTCGTAAGGACATCCCTTACGACTAAACGAATGCCGGATCTTTTTCTTTGCAAGATAGCTTTCAAACTGATCACTCGTGTATTGAGCCCCAAGATCACTTTGAAGGATAATACCTTCCGGGTTAGAAACATTCAGACACGCATTCTCGACGGCTTTAACTGCAAGTTCAGTTGTCATTGATGTGTCATAGGCCCAGCCGATGATCTTGCGGCTGTATAAGTCCATGACAGATGCCAAGTATGTCCATCCATCTTTCTTTGTTGCGATATACGTGATATCTGTACACCATTTTTGATTGATTCCAGTGGTCTTAAAATCCTGGTTCAATATATTTTCCTTCTCTTCTACCGGATGGTTATTCGAGAAGTGACGGTACTTTTTAATTACTACAGAACCAATGCCTATGGCAGCCATTCTTCGCTGTACACGTTTTAAGCTGATATGCCAGCCATTACCGTGTAAATCTTTATAAATCTTAGGTGCTCCATAGCGGCGTTTTGTATCGTAGTATATCCTCAAAATATCTGCATCAAGCTGCTGTGTTTCGGATGCTCTCGTTGAAGAGACATGATGTATTACCTTGTAATAGGTACTACGATTAAAGTGAAGCATCTTGCACATGAGTTTGATTGGATATACATTTTGATATTCTGTTATGAAAGCAACGATTTGATTTATTGTTTTTTGGCGAATATGGCTGTAGCTTTTTTTAATATCTCGTTCTCCAATTCCAGTTCACGCATTTTCTTTTGGAGGGCCCGATATTCTTTCAAGGAAATGGATTTGTTTTCATCCACCTCGATTGTAGGAGCATAGATCTTTTTCCATTTGTAAATTGTTTGTTCAACCAAGCCATATTCAGCCGCGAGTTCTGCAACTGGCTTACCAGCCAGATGTAGCTCAATGATTTGTTGCTTAAATTCTTCAGCGTAGTGTTTGCTATTGCGGGCCATGTGCAACACACATCCTTTCTTAAGGCAATTTTACTGTGTCGCACTTTTCGTGTCCACTAATTCATACTAGCATCATAAAACCAGTCGCAATGTATTGTGATTAAATTCAAATGTTGTAAAGTGTTACTGTTTGTTAAAGAAGGATTTGTCGAAAGAAATAGACCGCACTATTAAACAAACTTTGTTGATAATAATTTTTCTAGAGAAGAAGGTTTTAATATATGGAGGGACATTGATGGTTATTAATTTATATTTAAAATGTGATGTATGTGAAAAGATTACAAATCTTAAATATCAGATGGGATTTATTAATCATCATCCAATAAGATTCAAATGCAAATGTGGCGTGACTCTTAACGGGGAACGGAATGAAAAAGGTATTCATTTTAAAAACGCAAAGCAATTATCTACTGAAGAGATTAAACGATTGAACTTGAAGCAAATAAGTCAAATTATTTCTATTTCTCCCGAATTTCTCACAAATCCACCAAGTAGTGTTTATGACGCATTTGATACTATGCCTATATCTCCTTTTATTCGTACTACTATTGAGATAGAAAATTATGAAGAGTATAGGATGGAATTTCAAAGGATACTGACGTATAAATCTGATGGATTACAACTTGTTAAAAACTGCAATGATTTATATGAGGCTAAGAATAAGAAGGCATTAGAAAATGTTGTTCGCCGAGATATGCGAATGTCAGCACAACATTTCCCCATGGAGAATGACGCTGATGAGTTGCGTATTATGCTTTATGTAAATCAAAGTCAGTATATGAATGAGATTGGAAAGGATCATCTCTTACAAGCTCAAGAAATCTTCTCAAAGGCAGTGAAAGATCATAAATATCAAGTTGTAGGATTGGCTTTGCTACTTAACCGTGTTGGAAATTTGAATCGGTGGCAGCGAGATACAGTAAAGCTTCAACAAAGGATCATGGATAATATTGAGTATCTACTACCAGTCATAGGCGTAAATTACTATAAATCTACCAATGCAATATTAAAGAGTGCTAGGGTTATAACCACAGCTTCTTTTGAAGATGTAAAAAGTCTATATGTTGATCTGTATGAGCATATATGCCGAACAATGGGACTCGTAGCCGGTTTGGACAATATCTTCACCAGAGGTGATTTTAGAATACTGCGTAATGACAGCACCAATATTTTTAAAGGAAGAGTATTAGAAGGGTTAATAACTGAGAGCGTACATGGTAAAATAGTTAATTACATTTCAGATCTAGAACCATGTGAAAAACTAATAGGAAAATATCTTGATAAAGACGTAAGAAATGGTATCGGACATTTCAGTTATGATGCTCATGAGGTGGCTAATACATATGGCCAAATAATCAATTTTATAGATGCGAAGGACAAGACGAAATGCACGAATAGATCACTTAAAGAGATTTGTTATTATATTTGGCAAATGTATAAAAGTTTGGCAGTCATTTATGAGTTAATTTATAGATTTCAAATATTAATACTTGGTTTAAAAGGTATTACACCTAGTAGCCTTAAGATTGTTGGTACTAATACAGAACTAAAAAGTAGAACATATAGAAATATGATTAAAATTAGCCCTAATGATATATGTCCATGTGGATCAGGAATGAAATATAAGAAGTGTTGTGGAAGGAGACTGAATTAAAACAAAAGAAACTCTTCAGTCCGACTCTATAGGAGTCTATAATAGATTGATTTAATGTTCATTCTATGTTAATTCCTACTATGGTCTCAACAAAGACCTAAATGTATAATCAGAACACCAACACGCCCCGGCTGTCATAAACGCTTTCCCCATTATCATTCCCACATCGAATTGCACGGTCAAGAGCCATGATGAGGGCAATCGCCCCGTCAATCTTCTCCGTGCTTTTTGCTTTGTCGGCCTTGATGTTCCCTGCGGGGTCGGTGCGGATGAAGATGTTGTCCATATTCCACCTGAGCACCGGATGGCCACCGTGGGCGATTTTCTCTTCCAGCACCAGTTTCATGAGCTCCTTGGTCGGCGGGCTCATATCCTTGAAGCCTTGCCCGAACGGTACGACGGTGAATCCCATTCCCTCAAGGTTCTGCACCATCTGCACCGCACCCCATCGGTCAAAGGCGATCTCACGAATGTTGTACTTTTCGCCCAGTTTCTCGATGAACGCCTCGATAAATCCGTAGTGAACCACATTCCCCTCGGTGGTCATAAGAAAGCCCTGCTTCTCCCACATGTCATACGGCACATGGTCGCGCCGCACGCGCAGCTCGATGTTCTCCTCGGGAATCCAGAAGTACGGAAGCACGGCAAACGGCTCATTTTCCTCCGTCGGAGGAAACACGAGGACAAATGCCGTAATGTCCATCGTGGAGGAAAGGTCAAGACCGCCGTAGCAGACACGACCCTCTAAGGACTCAGCGTCAACAGGAGCGGCACACGCATCCCACTTGTCCATCGGCATCCACCGAACGGACTGCTTCACCCACTGATTCAGACGCAGTTGACGGAAGCTGTTCTCCTCGGCAGGGTTCTGCCGTGCAGAGTCACAGGCCGCCTGTACCTTGTCGATACCGACTGTAATGCCGAGGGACGGATTTGACCGCTTCCAGACCTCGGGATCTGTCCAATCCTCATCTTCCTTCGCTCCATAGATCACGGGATAGAAGGTCGGGTCAATCTTTCGACCTTCCAGAATGTCTTTCGCTTTCTGGTGCGTCTCGTAGCAGATGGACTGCGTATCCATCCCCGCTGTGGTGATGAGAAAGTAGAGCGGCTGCATTCGCGCATCGCCGGAGCCTTTCGTCATAACGTCAAAGAGCTTGCGGTTCGGCTGTGTATGCAGCTCATCAAACACAACGCCGTGAATGTTGAAGCCGTGTTTCGAGTATGCCTCTGCCGAAAGCACCTGATAGAAGCTGTTCGTTGGCAGATACACCATCCGCTTCTGGGATGCGAGGATCTTCACCCGCTTGCTGAGTGCAGGACACATACGCACCATGTCTGCTGCGACCTCAAAGACGATGCTCGCTTGCTGACGATCAGCGGCACATCCATACACCTCGGCACGCTCCTCCCCATCGCCACAGCAAAGGAGGAGTGCGACAGCGGCGGCAAGTTCACTCTTCCCCATTTTTTTGGGAATCTCCACATACGCCGTGTTGAACTGCCGATAGCCGTTCGGCTTCAAAATTCCGAAAATGTCTCGGATAATGCGCTCCTGCCAGTCGATCAGCTCGAAGGGTTTTCCTGCCCACGTTCCCTTTGTATGACACAGACACTCGATGAAGCCCACGGCATAGTCCGCAGCGGCTTTGTCATAGTGCGCGTCCTCTGCCATGAACTTCGTCGGTGTGTAGTCCGTCAGTTTTCGCAAGCAATCACCCCCATCAAAAAAGAGCCGCCGTCAGCGACTCACAATATCTGAAACGAGAAGCAGCCCCGAAGGGCTGTTTGTTGTTCGGCGCGGCTTAGATGCGCTTCATGCACCAAGCCATCGCGTGCCCGCCGTCCTCGAAAAGCTCGGTGGCGGCTTCGACAAGGTTCAGGCGGCATTCGATGTCCGCGAATCCCGTCTCCTCCGGCGTTTCGACCATCTCGTAGACGGCTGCATGGAAGCCCCAACACTCCATTCCGACGACAAGGATCTGCTCGCCGTAGCGAAGGATCGCGCCGCTCGTCCCGAACCGCATCTCATCGAGGTGCTCCATCGTGGTGGTCTTCGGCCATCTTGCTTCTGCGTTCCTCATTTTGTGTTCCTCACTTTCTGTGTGTAGGTTGTTCCCTTCATCATGTGTATATATGCCTCTAAACGCAGAATATAGCAAGTCATATTTTGGATAAACTACACTTATTTTTCGAGAGAAACACAGCCCCGAAGGGCTGTGCAAAAATCCGTTAAACCGTCTCGTTCATCCCTTGCCGCCTTCCTGCACAATCTCGAAGTGGTCAACCCCGAGGATGATGCTCAGTGACGAGCCTGTCTCCCACCGAACGAGAAGCTGTCCCGCGTCATCAACGCCCATGACCTCGCCCCTCGTTCCTGTCGGTGGGGCTTGGGGATCGTCCATTCCGAGGAGTTCCACCCGAGTCCCGCGTGGGTATCGCTCTCGAAGCGCGGCAATCTGTTCCTTACTCGGAAAATGCATGACGCTCATCTCCTTTCCGATGTCCACTCTTAAACGCGCTGCTGCCCGTGAGGTTCTGCAGGAGAATCTTGCGCGACTCTTTGTAGGCACTCCCGATCATGCCAAGACGCAGGAGGAAGCAGCGGAATGCGTATTTCTCGTTGTCCACAATCTTCTCCTTCGTCGTGACGCGCTTTTGCGTCCGCGCCATCAGGCAGAGTTTGCTGATAAACTCGGCGTATGCCTTTGCCGTCTCGTCGGTGATCGCCCCATGCAGCCATGCAAAGGTGATGCGGTCATCGGTCAGCGTGTAGGTCGCCTCGCGAATGTCAAAGGCGTGCCGAATGAGCCGCCCCTTGCTCAGGAGGAGTGCATCCAGATTCTGCAGTGCCGTCTCGGTGAAAAGGCTGCGTGGGAGACTGATGGAAAGGTTGTCCTCGTTGGATTCCGTGATGGTTTCCTCTGTCGGAGCAGGTTCTGCCGGCGTTCCCATCTGGACTAGCACATTATCTTCGACGGCTTCTGTCTGGCTCGACTCGATCTCTGCCGCTTCCGTCGGGATCGGCTCATTCGCCCCTGTGTCCGCGCAGGAAGCCTCGTTCTCCCAATCCTCGGACGTGAAGCCCGCCTCGCGCAGTGCCGTGCGCACACGCGCAACTGTCGCTTCGTCAGTGGCATTGTCGAAGCAAAGGCTGCCGTCCTTCGTGATTTCGAACGCACCGACCTTGTAGGAAAAGCTCGGTGCGCCGCAGTAGGTGGGCTTCATCTCGAGCACCTTTCCCACAATCCAGACCATCGCCTTGCGCTCTTCCTTCTGGATGTTGTAATTGACCTTCATGGTGGTTTCCTCCTTTATGAACTTTGGTCATTACATTCATCACTCGTATGGGAAGAATTAGCAAGCGGATTGTGTTGTATACACCATGGCCTCAGTGAGATAAACCGCAGAGCGTCATCATTTCACAGAATGAGGAGCAGTCATCCGCTCGAGCATCTTGCCCGTCATCCAGATCGCCCTGTCGATGACAATCGGCAGGAAGATGCGGTCGCGGAATCTGCACCATCCCGTCTCCTTCTCCGCGCTCTCCTTCAGTGCCGCCGTATATGCCGCCGATACTTCACGCGCCGCAGGAAGCCCCTTCTCATGAAGCCAGAGAACAGTCGCTTCCTTTGCCTCCGTCCGCACGAAATCTCCCACATAGTTCTTCAGCTCATTTTGAATGTGTTCCAGTTTCATCTTCAACACTCTCCTTCATAATCCGTTACCCCACGCGCAATGGCGCGGGCAAATTCATCCTGCCGGCTGCGGAGCAATTCTGCATCGCCCGCATGGTCAATAAACGCAAGCTCCACGAGAACGGCGACCGCATCGGTGTTGCTCAGAACGTACAGACCGTTGACACCGGGCTTTGCCCCCTTCACGCCGCGATCCACGGTTCCGAGTGCATCCACAATCTGATTCTGGATGCACTGTGCCAGCTTCTCCCCTTCGCCGCTGCCGTAGTAATGCCAGACCTCCGTCCCGTTCGCGCTGCCGTTACAGGCGTTGCAGTGGATGGAGACAAACACATCGGCATCCACACGGTTGGAGGCCGATACGACCTCATGCAGACTATCGGACTGCAAGTTGCCGACCACCTCAACACCTGCTGCACTCAGATAGCCCGCAACAAGGTCAGCGACGTTCTTTGCCACATCACACTCTCGCAGCCCATACCCACACGCACCGGGATCTGGATTCCCGTTCGGTGCATGACCCGGATTCAAAAACACACGCATCACGATTCCTCCTTTGGTTTCGGCACATCCACATACGGAATGCGCTCACCGTCACGTTCCAAAAACACATCTTCGGCATTCCCGCCTTTGCTCTGAATGTATCGCTCGACAGCGACATCCACGAATTTCGGCTCAAGCTCCACGCCGTAGCAGATACGGTTCAACTGCTCACAGGCAATCAGTGTCGATGCCGAACCAAGGAATCCGTCGAGAACGATACCATTCGTCTGCGTACACTGCTTGACAAGGTAGGCAATGAGCGGCACGGGTTTCGAGGACGGATGTCCGCAGCCGTCCTTCTTCGAGTCCTTGATACGGTCGAATGCAAAGACGGTAGTCTGCTTTTGATCGCCGTACCATCTGTGCCGCCCGTCCTTCCGCCAGCCCCAGATAATCGGCTCGTGGATGTACTTCCAATCCGTCCGTGTGAGGACAAGGCGGTCTTTCTTCCACACCAAGCCCGCACCAACTTTAAAGCCCGCATCCTCATAAGCGTCATGAAAGATGCGGGCTTTTGCTGTTGCGTAGAAAACGTAGATGGAAGCGTCCGTTGCCATCGCCGAGTGGAAGGCGGTAAAGGCAGATTTCAGGAAGTCGTAAGCGTCCTTGTCATTCAGATCGTCGTTCTTGATCTTCCCGGAGGAACTTTCCAGAGCCACAAAATACGGCGGGTCCGTACACACGAGGTTGACCTTCTCACTGCCGAGCAGACGCTCGTACGTCTCCGGCAATGTAGAATCTCCGCAGATCACACGGTGCTTGCCGAGATACCACACATCTCCTGTTTTGGCGACACAGGGCTTTGCGAGTTCTGCATCCACATCGAAGTCGTCTTCCTGCGCTTCACCATCATCCAGTGAGAGCAGGTCTGCGATTTCAGACTCGTCGAAGCCCGTGAGAGATACATCAAAGTCCATACCCTGCAGGGCTTCCATCTCGACGCGCAGCATTTCCTCATCCCATCCCGCATCGAGTGCGAAACGGTTGTCCGCGAGAATGTAGGCTTTCTTCTGAGCCTCGGTCAGATGATCGACGAATACGCACGGCACATTCCCCATGCCCTCTGCCCGCGCCGCTGCAACACGCCCATGCCCTGCGAGAATGCCGTAGTCCTTGTCGATGATGACGGGACTCACGAATCCGAACTCGCGCAGACTGCCGCGCAGCTTGTTGATCTGCTCCGGCGAATGCGTCCGTGCGTTGTTGGCATACGGAACGAGTTTACTGATTGGAACGAGCTTCATCTCCGATATTGTGTTGTTCAAATGACTTCCCTCCTTACTTTCTCGAACGCAGCAGACGCTCCATGCGATCCTCTTGCGGAGAGCCGACGAATGTAGTCGTGCAGTTCTGCTTCACGATGTCGAATATCTCATACCAGAGCAGATTCGACTGCTTCTGGAATGCCTGTCCCATCTGGACAAAGGGGCTTGCAATCGCGCCGCCTGTGGTCGGATGCTTGCCGATGAGCCCATATTGACTCATTGCTTCCTCACACTGGATGAAGCGGGCAAATGCCTGTGCGTAGCTTTCGATGAGACGCGGATTCACGAGCCGCTCACAGCCGCGCTCCTTGAGCCACAGCCATGTTTCACGAAAAATCTCATCCGCACCGAGCGGCTTTCCGTTCCTCTGCCGTGCAGACAGGAATTCACTCGGAGTTGGCATCTCCTCACCGTAGAGGTCAGCGGCATCCACAAGGTCTGTGCCGTCCAGTTCTGTCATTGGGAACTCCATGATGTGCGCTGTGCGCCCGCCCGCAATCTTGTCCACCAGTGCTTCGGGTTTATCTCCCGCCCGGATACGCCGCCCTCCGCGATTTGTGCCGTCACGCGCCATCTTCTCGCCCCCATTCCTTTAATACCCCGTTTGAACCGACGTTTTTGTGCGTGCGCCCCCTCCCCGGTCCAGTAACGGCGCGGTTTTAGAGATTTGACCGCCCCCTAGGGGGAATAAAAAGCATTGCATTTGCTTCACTTTCGCGTTACAATAAGCAAAAGGAGGTTATGCGTCATGTCCAAGACCGCAACAATCAATATGCGCATCGAACCGACAATCAAAGCGCAGGCTGAAACTGTTTTTTCCAGTTTCGGTATCTCCGTGACCGACGCAATCAACATCTTTCTACATGCATCCATCATGGAGGGAGGCTTCCCCTTCCAACCGAAACAGCCCCGTTATAACAGGGAAACGCTTCTTGCCATGCAGGAAGCACGTGACATCATGGATGGCAAAACCGAGCCGAAGCGTTATCCGTCACTGTCCGCACTGATGGATGATCTGGATGCAGAGGATGCCCATGCTTGATCTCGTCACCACCACGCAGTTCCGCAAGGATTTAAAGAAGCTGCGTAAACGTGGAGTAGATATGCAAAAACTGGATGATGTCCTGCAAATGCTCTGCGCGGAAAAACAACTCCCCGAAAGGTATCGGGATCATGCTCTGGTTGGCGATTACATTGGTTTTCGCGAATGCCACATCATGCCGGACTGGCTACTCGTATATGCCATCGACAAAGGAAAACTGATTCTGACCGCTTCCCGCACGGGTTCACATAGCGATCTCTTCTAGCTGATTCATTGGAGTCGGCTTTTTATTTTGGTACTTTCCGTTGATGAATCCGCTCATGACAGGACACGCAGAGCGACATCAGATTCTCCGTATCATGCGTGCCACCCTCAGAAATCGGTTGGATGTGATGCACGAGTGTCGCAAGGACATATCTGCCCTGCTCTTTGCACATCTCACAGAGCGGATGCCCTGCCAAATGTCTGTCACGAATCCTGCGCCATACGCTGCCATACCTCTCGTGCTGATCGTAGCCTCGCATGAAGTGGTCATAGTGTCGCTGCATAACTTTCTCGTGCGCCTCGCAGTAGCAGCTCTTTCGGTCTGTAAGATTTGGACATCCCGTCATGCGGCAGGGACGTTTCGGCTTTCTCGGCATCATTTCATCTCCATCAAAAAAGCCCTCTCGGAGAATTGCTTCTCCGAGAAGGCTGATTCCATATCCTATTCTTGCTGAGTCTATCATATCACTGTCAACCCTATGAACGCAACGTGAACCTTTGTGAACTTATGTGAACTCAGATGCACTTTGCTGTCTTTTTTCCAAAATTTTTTCAACATCATCCAGAGCCTTGGCATGAATCTTATGCACCCATCGAATGCTGACGCTCATATCCGCTGCAATATCTTCCCATGATTTGAAGCTGTGGTAGCGACGCTCTAGCACCATCTGAGAGTTTTCATCCTCAACTTGCCAGATCGTATTCATGATCTCAAGTTTCAGATTGATCAGACGGTCGATGTCTGCATTGATCTCATCTTCCGTGTCGGTCAGACGAGCGATGATGGTTTCCATCCGCTGATTGTTCGGACTTGGACTCTTTGGCATGTCGCTGATGACGGCGCTCACATTTGTTGCCATGTCACGCAGCCGCGACACATGGGCGACCTTATCATTGATGCGTCGGTCAATGTTTCGTGCCTGACTGAGATATTCTTTTGCTGTCATGCAAATTCCCCCTCTAGCTTTTCAAGCAGCCACTCTCCGTCTATGCTTGTCAGCTGTCCGAACCATGCGGAACGAAAGAACCGCTCTGTCTCAGAGCGCATCGCTGTCGCTGCAACATTCTCTGCATCTTTGCCGAGAGCCGTCCGCGCCCACCGATAATCCTTTGCCGCCTGTTCGACGATGGCGTTTGCCAGAATCTCATAGTTCATGATGTTACCTCCGCTTTGACGGCTTCAATCAGTGCCGCCTGTGTCTTGTCCTTCCGTTTCAAGGCACGGAGGATTCTCTCGTCAATCGTGCCCTCGGCGATGATGTGCTGCACCACCACAGTGTTTGAGTTCTGTCCCTGCCGATAGAGCCGTGCCACGGTCTGCTGATAGAGTTCCAAACTCCATGTAATACCGAACCACACAAGGGTTGAGCCGCCGCTCTGAAGGTTCAGCCCGTGTCCCGCACTCGCAGGATGGATCAGGGCGACGGGGATCTCTCCGCGATTCCAACAGGCGATTGCATCATCCGTATCCAGTCGGACACATGGCAGACACTTTTCGATGCGCTCCGCATCATGTCGGAACCAATACGCCACGAGGAGCGGTTTGCCGTTCATGCTCTCGATGATGTCCTCCAAGGCATCGAGCTTGCGGTCATGTATATGCAACGTAGCTCCATCGTCCGTGTAGACTGCGCCGTTTGCCATCTGCGCGAGTTTCCCGAACAGGACACCGGCATTTGCCGCCGTCACCTCATCGCCCTTCATCTGCAAAACCAACTGCTCGCACATTTCGGTGTATATCTTCTTCTCAGCCTCATCCATGCGAACGCTGTATTCTCTCTCGATCAGCTCGGGCATCCTCAGATGATCAGCGGCTTTCATGGAGATGGTGATGTCAGCGATCTTCTCGTAAATCCGCTCCTCGGCTCCGGGCAAGGGAGCGTAGGAGAAAACCACCTGTCCGTTTCGCTTGTCCGGCACGAAGTAATCTTGCCGGTACGTCGTAATGAACCGCCCCAAACGCTGTCCCATGTCGAGCACCTTGAACTCTGCGAACAAGTCCATCAAGCCGTTGCTGGACGGCGTTCCCGTAAGTCCGATGACTCTCTTTGCCAGAGGGCGAACCTTCATGAGTGCCTTGAATCGCTTGCTGCTCCAATTCTTGAACGAGGAGAGTTCGTCAATCACGATGGCGTCGTAGGTGAAGTCTGTTTTCTCGACGAGCCACGGAACATTCTCCCGGTTGATGATGTAGAGCGAGGCTTGCTTGCGAAGTGCCTCGAATCGGTCTTTCTCCGTACCTACTGCAACGGAATAACGGATATGGTTCAGATGCTCCCACTTTCCGATCTCCTGCGGCCATGTATTCTGCGCCACACGAAGCGGCGCGATGACGAGAACGCGAGAAATCTCGAATCGGTCAAACAGCAGGTCATTCAGTGCCGTAAGGGTAATCACGGTCTTTCCAAGTCCCATATCCAGGAGTACGGCGGCAGTTTTATGGCTCTTGATAAAGTCGATGGCGTACTGTTGGTAATCATGCGGTATGAACTTCACGGGGTATCACCTCCAATCTCTTTTAGGACCATGGCAATCTGCCGGGTGTCGTCAATCACATACACCTTGAATCCAAGCCGCCGAAGCAGTCTGTGCCGGGCGAGCTGCAACGGTCGAGGCTTTCTGCCCGGTGCTTTCAGTTCCACAAAGCCCATCCTGCCATGTGGTAGAAGCACCAGTCGGTCGGGCATTCCGGCAAAGCCGGGCGACGTGAACTTTAGAGCGATTCCGCCTTTGCTTCTCGTCGCCATCACCAGTGCGTGTTCGATAACTTTTTCTCTCATATCTGCCAAAACCTCTGTCATATCTGGTCGTACGGTCTTTCTGTGACAGTCGGTGACGGTCTATTACAAAACTACCCTTATAGGCAATTTTTCCTATAAAACAGCCCTAAAGGGGGTTTATAGGATGACCGTCACCGACTGTCACACATCATCATCTTCTGCCAACCGAACGCCTGTAACAAACCGTCCGTCACGCCGCTTTTCCCGCTTGAAACCGCGCTGTTCCAGTGCATTGTAAAAATCCGTCGTACTGCGGATAAAATCCCCGGTTCGCGCACAGTAAGCACGATATGCACTGTAGAACGCGCCGGATTTTTCATGATGATCTGTGCCGATCTTGCAGCACTCTTCAAGGAAGTGGGCGAGCCAGTCGCTGTCGCTCCTGTACTTGCTAATGGCATCCTCAACGCATTTCGGACGTTTCAAACGATAGTTCTCTGCAATTGCTTTTTTCGCCCCCTCAATAATCCATTTCAGAACATACTGCCCTGCGTTCTGTTGAAGATATCCGGCGTAGTTTTTGATGTCGCTTGCCCCGCTGATGGTGGCATTGAACGGAATGACGATAAGCCGCCGCCAAATCCCCCTGTCCATCGCGCCCACCTTTGGAAGATGGTTCGTATAGAGGACAAGTGTATGACTGGGGACAAAATCAAACGGATCTTTGTACTTCTTCTCGCCCTTGATCGGGTCGGTGGAACAGAGCTGCTTGACAGTTGCCGTGGAGAGGCGCATTCCTTCCTCAAGTTCTGCGGCAATCAAGAGCCGTTTGCCCTTCACCTCGGCAATCTCGGGTTTCACGTTGCGGCGGCATCCCGCTGTCAGTGCGTCGGCAGAGATGCCCCCGGCATAACTCCCCAGTGCCCATGCGATGGTATTCCAGAAGGTAGACTTGCCGTTTGCACCCTCACCGTAGGAGATGATGATGGCTTCCATGTAAACCTTTCCGATTGCACCGAGTCCGCAGATTTTCTGGACATACTCGGTCAGCTCCATATCACCGAGGAAGATGGTGTTCAGAAAATCCTCCCACAGTTCCCGCCCGTCATCGCTCGGTGCTGTGTTGCAGATTTTCGTAATCAGGTCATCAGGCGAGAAGTCTCTACGGGCACCTATGCGCAGATCGTATGTCCCGTCATGGCAATTCAGCAGGAACTCGTCATGGTCAAGGTCGGAGGGTCTTGCAAGGAGCAGCGGCTTTGCCGCCTGCAGGGCTGATACGATGTACTTCATGTCGCGCCGCTTCATGACAAAGGCTTTATAAGTCATCGCGGATGCGTATGCGATGTAGGCATCATACTGATCGGCACCGACTTGTTTTTCGAGTGCCTTCCCACCTGTGTGGATGGCATCCTCCGAAACGCCGACCTCGCACAATGCCTTGAAACTGCGCTCCACGGCATCCTTTGCGTTGGCAAGCTGAAGATCCAAGAACTCCTCTGCCGCACCGATAGCAAGTTCCCGCGATTCCTCCCAGTATTGCCCGTTGTAGCGGAGATAGTCCGTAGCTGTTGTGAAGCGAAGCTCGTTTTTATATTCCTGCGCCAGAACCTTCGCCTGTCCGATATCGGAGTAATCACCGGGTTTCAAGGAGTTCCCGTATTCCTCGGGCGGCACATACCCATCCTGCTTTTGCACCTTATTGGCAAAAGCACAGCCGCTGCGCCATATCTTTTCCAATTCCTCATCATCAAGGGGTGGATCACATTTGGCGGCTTCTTCCAAGAAAATCCCGTGGGCTTTTTCAGAGATGCCGTATCGCTTTAGCACACGTCCGACAAAGCGCGAGAGTGTGTTGTTGCGACTTCCTTCGGGAATGCTTCTGTCCTTGAACCAGAAGTCGATGGTGACATCTCCCTCGTTCCAAATCACCTCATCGGCGGGATGCCCATAAATAAACCGTGCCGCATCCAATGCTCCTTTGTCGAAAAACGAAAACTGTCGATGAATATTTTCCTTGAGCTGTTTGCACTGGTCTGCATTGGTGATTGGTGAATGTGGAAAGTAGATATGAAACCGAGGACGCGCCGAGTATGCCCCCTTTTGTTTCATGTCATGACGGCTGGGTGCAATGGCAAAGCAGACACCATCCAGAGCAGCCGCCAAAGATTCCGGTGTAATCCAATCGTCGGGATTTTCCGAATGGTCGTTGTCGCAATCCATCACGGAGCAATCCGCCTCGATAAAGTTATCCTTCCCACGATGATTGTCTGCAAAGGCAGCGCACACATGATCGTACGCAATGGCAGCTTTGAAATCATCTACCGACTTCACTATGCGCTTATGGGGATAGATGGCATTGTCTTCCTTGCCACGGCAATTTGCCGTATAGAGTGTCATTTGCATACAGATTTCTCCTCGCACTTCGTTGTGAAATAGCGGATGTTCTTCCGCAGCCTCCCGGCATGAGCAATCTCTGCTTCCATACCGTCGGTGATCCTCTCGCCGAACACCCAGACCTCGCCGCACAGCCGCAAAAGTTCGAGATTCATGGACATCGCCTTCCCGTGCTCATCCGTCTCGGACAGGAACTGCGGAAAGTACAGGTGCGGCGCAATCGGAATCCGCCCCTTGCTCACAGCAAATTTGCAGTACTGCCGTGCCCGCATGACGTTGACGCGTGGGCTGTCCCGATAGGGCGAGCAGATGTAGACGAACTGATTCTGTCGAAACACCTTTGTCAGAGCGGCATGTGCCGTTGGGTCGGCATAGCCCTCGTGGTTGTATTTTGGAATGCACATATTTCCTCCAATCCGCAAGGAGCCGCTATGTTACGACTCCCCGCTTTCAAATCACCGCTCGATGAGGGGAAGAATCCCGTCCTCTTTCAAGAGACCGTAGATGAAAAGTCGCCCTGCCTGCGTCCAGTAGGTGTGAATTCTGCTGTGGTTCGTACCGTCCTTGCCGGGATAGACGTGCGTTTTGGTGCTCGTATAGCCCTTTTCCGCATATTCCTGATACAGAAGCCAGACATCGCCCATTTTGAACTGCACCTCACTGACGGCAAGGTAGCGATTCATTTTACGACCGCTCCAACCATAGTCCTTGGCAATGACGGAAATGGGAACAAGGTCGGGACAGTTCAGCACGATGTCGTAATAGCTTGCCTTCGGCTGAAGCTCTGCAATCTGCTGCTTCTGCACGGCGTTCTCTTCCATCAAGGTCAGACGCTTTTCGCGTTCTTCCCTGTACGCCATCAATGCGCAGATCATCGCCTCGGGGTTCGCCAGCATTTCGTCAATTGCATAGACGCCGTGCTTCCGAATCGTGGGCAACACCTCCGAGGTCACCCACCGCTTGAACTTCTTCGCCGCCGGCAGCTTAGAGGAAAGGATGAGACTGTAAAGACCGGATTCGTTGATTACCGTAACTTCCTGCTCGCCGCCAAGGGTGTCGCATTTTGCTACTCCCTTGTCTTCCGTATCAACACGCTTCGCCAACGCATCGCGGGGGTTGCTGTACCCGAGAATGTCCGCGACATCTTTGCCCACGAACCACGGCGTACCGCTGCGTTCCAATACGCGCACCGAGCCGAAATCCTCGTGGGTGAATACCTGTACGTCCATAAATATCCACTCCTTTACGTACCGGGAAAATCTCCCTTCACTAACCCACTGGACGTTTTTGGGCAAAGTGGCCGAAAAAAGATCAAAAAAATCCCTCCCATTTTTTCAGGGAGGAACAGCATCAGTCTTTCTGATAGAATTGACACTCGAAGCCATCGGCACGGAGCAGAAGCCCTTCCGCCCAAGGCGGGGTTCGTGCCATCTGCTCACAAATGACAGGAAGGGAGATCCGCTCATCGCATTCGATAATGAGTTCGTCATGGACGTGCGCGACAATATCCATCGTTCGCAGCGTCTGCATGGCATAACAGAGAATGTCACGGCTGATTGCCTGCGTGATGTTTTCCACGAGCTTCGGACCATAGGATTCGATCCGCGTCCACTTTTTTGAGAGATCCAGCCCCATGTAGGTAATGGATTCGCCGCCGAACTGATTTTCTCCGATGCGCGGTTTTACGTAGGAAAGCCGTCTGCCGCTCGGAAGTTCGATGAACATCATACCGCCCTGATAGATGAACCGGATTCCGTGCGTGACCTTCGTGCTGCGTTCCCTGATGCAATCCTTTGCCGCACGATCCACTGCCCACCAGAAATCCACGATATTCGGATTTGCCGAACGCCAAGCATCCACGAGCGGCTTTAGTTCCTCTTCCTTCATCCCGGACTCCAACGCCCCGAACGCTTTCAGCGCACCGACGGATCCGCCATAACCACAGGCCAGTTCTGCCTGCTTCCCTTTTTGCCGAAGATGCCCGTTCTCGCCGTGTTTCACCACATTACAATGAAACATCCTACCTGCTGTGGCGCAGTAGATGTCTCCGTCGCCCTCGAAAACATCCATGCGCCATCGTTCCTTGGCAAGCCATGACAGCACCCGTGCTTCGATGGCAGCGAAGTCGGCAACGATGAATTTTCTGCCCTCCTGGGGAATAAAGACCGTACGAATCAGCTGAGACAAAACATCCGGAACGGAGTCATAGAGCATTTCGAGTGCCGCATAATCTCCCTGCCGCACAAGGTCACGGGCATATACCAAGTCCGCGAGATGATTCTGCGGAAGATTTTGTAATTGAATGTGGCGTCCCGAAAACCGCCCGGTACGGTTCGCCCCATAGAACTGAAACATTCCCCGCGCACGGCTGTCAGCACAGACGGCGCTTCTCATCGCCTGATATTTCTTCACCGAGGATTTCGCAAGCTGCTGACGAAGCACCAATACTTCCTTCAACGGAGTCGGAACAGTGGCAAGAAGTGCAGTCACAGACTTCTTGTCGAGCGACTCCGTTTCGACACCGTGGTCTTTGAGCCATTCCTTCATCTGCGCCACACTGTTCGGATTCTCAAGCCCGGTCAGATTCTTCAGTCTGTCCATCAGTTGATTTTTCGTAATCTCGTCAATCTGGACGGCATTCTCCACGAGCGACATATCAAGCCGTATTCCACGATCATTGATTTCTTGGTCGAGCACATATTCCTCCCACACCGACTGCGGCACAGGATATTTGGACAAACGTTTCTGGATCGCCATCTCCACTTCGATATCGCGGCGATTGTAAGACTTAAAGAGTTCCCACTTCTCGCCTGTAGGTTCGTGGAACGGAGGCATTGAAAAATATCGAATGAGTGCCTTACCCTCCGTCAATTTCTGCTCTTCCAGTCCCAACACTCTGCCCACAGCGGCAAGTGAGAGTGGCAATGCCATGTAGGCAGACCAGACCATCGTGCATCGCCAACTGCAGGGATTCAGAAAACGGGCGCACTCTTTGGAAATCGGATGATTGTCTCGAAATGAATCAAGAGCTATCCCCAAGTCCGACAAGTAACGCGACAGACACACCCGCTCAAAATTGGCGTTGAACGCCCACTTGATGATGCTCTCATCGGTCAGAGCGTCCAGAATTTCCTGCGGAATCCACTCCCCATTGGCAATGTCGATGACCTCCACCGTGCCTCCGTCCACGGAATATCCAAAGAGCAGGATCGCAAAATCCTCTGCCTCTGCGTAACGGTAAACACCGCTCTTGCTGATATCCACACTGCTCCGAGTTTCAAGATCGATAGACAGTGATTCCATGTCACTTCTCCTTCCGTGACAAAGGCAGTGGGGACGAATCCCCACTGCCCATATCACCTAGTCCTATTTAGCTAAGGAAATCTTCGTTCTCATCGGCGAAATCATCCTCGGCACGTGTCTTGCCGCCGAGCGGCTCCCCGTTGGAAATCTTCTGCAGGTTGTTCAGCCCGCAGGCAATCCCACGATTGCCGTTGCTGTTGAATGCGTAGAAGTTGATGCTTGCACGTCCGTAAACGCCGGAGTAAACCTCCGAGTGCTCGATGATCGGATTGCGAGCGGCGTCCACGATGCCGGGCGCAGTCGCAGAGTTGGCATTGATGAAGTAGCAGTCCTTGTACGCCTCATCGTCCGGGCGTTCCGCATCGCCATCACGGAGCGGCGTCTTAATCGCCGTGAGCGCAGGAACGGACTTGCTGTTTCCCTTGAGCTTTGACTGCCCTTCCTCGTATGCCGCCTGAATGGCATTTTTGACCGCTGTCACCGTCTTGGTATCGCTCTTCGGAATGATGAGCGATACGCTGAACTTCGGCGCGCCGCCGTTGATGGACTTTGCCTGCCAGACGTTGGCGTAGCTCCAACGTGTCTTGACTCCCGTGATTACTTTTGTCGGATTGATAACTTTTGCCATGGTACTTTTCCTCAACTTTCCTTAAAATCTTCTGCTGCAGTATTCATCACAGGCCGCTTATCGCTCATCGGTGCGAGGGTTGGTTTCCCCTGCGGTTTTATGACGAGACTGCCGAGCAATTCCTCAAACTTATTTTTTCCGAGCAGACCGGTCATCGCCGTAATCCCGAGCAGTTTCTGCTCATACGGCTCGAAGCCCGCTTCTTTGACGGTTCTAGCGACAGCCGCCTCGTCGGTGTATTTCCGATTCGAGCGACCTTCGACCAGTTTCCAGTCCGTCCACTGTTTTCCTTGAATCGCCCGCTGCAAGGCGTACTCCTTGATGTCGCTGACCCATGCGGCGAGCGTATCAGCTTTTACAAGCACCGCTTCCACCTCGGAGTCCTCCAATGTCGGCGGCATCTCGAAGTCATACCGGGCGAGTTCCAGATTGTACTCTACCCGTTTACGGCAGGTCGCCTTGATCTTGCAGAACTGACAGTGCGTCCCTGCGCAGAACTCACCTTCTCCTGCGTGTGCCAGCTTTGCCACAGGTACAAGCGTGTCTGCCGCCCATGCCAGAAGGTCGGCTTTCGAGATGCTGAACTCCGAGATGTTGGCGAGACGAGGCTGGAAGATCACCATCCGCACCTCGTCGATGTCATAGAGACCGTCGAACATCTGGACGCAGCCGAGCGCGTAGCACATCATCTGCGGATTGTGGTCAGCACTGACCTCGATGCCCTTGCCGTGTTTGTAGTCCACGATGCAGACAGTCTTGCCCGAAATGATGAGCGTGTCGGCCGTGCCGAAGCCCTCCGGCACGAACGCCGAGAAATCGACGCGCTGCTCCACCGACACCATCGTGTCCTTGCTCTCGGTACGGAACTGCTCGACCTGCTCCATCACAAACTGGCAGTACGCCTCAGCACACTCTTCCATCTCAGTGTCGTAAGAGGCGAGATGCTTGGTCGGATCGCGTACCCGCTCACCCAGAGCCTTGCAAAGTTTGTACTCACAGAGCGTATGCGCATCTGTTCCTTGTGCGGCATACTCGCTCGGTGTGTCGGATTTCTCCGCATTGAGCCGTGCCGACGGTGGACAGGCGAGCCAACGTGCGGCAGAGGATGCAGAGAGGACGGCGTGCTTACGTGCCAATGCGCTCAGCCTCCTTCAAGAGTGCTGCATACTGCTCCGGCGCAATGTCGCTGAGTTTGTCTGCGCCGAACTTTGCGATCAGTGCCTTGACAGCGGCACTGTGTCCTGCAACGGAGAGCTTCGCAAGTATGGTGCGTACCTCCTCAAGCGTCGGCACGGGTGTCTCCATCTCTCCCGTCTTAGAGAGCGTATCGGCGATACGACTGAGCGTCGCGGCGCACACCCGAAGTTCCTCGATGACCTTTTCCATGCGTCTTTCCTCCTTTGTCGGTCTGCGCATGACGGATGATCTTCCCCGCCAGTCGCTTTGATACCACGCTGATTGCCGTCAAGAGACCAATCAGCTCTGCGTCATGATTGCTCATGGGAGCGTCCTCCTTTCCGGGGAGCTTTTCCGCTCCCTCTACTACCCCACTGGACACTTTTGGGCAATATGGCCGAAAGTTTTTCAAAAAAATCTCCCGATGCCTGAAAACATCGGGAGAGTCTAGTCAAATCAGCGATAGTTCTTGAGCTTCTGAGCGAGCCTTGCCCGAAGCTGCGCCCACTGGTAAGCAAATGTGTTCCTCGGAATGCCCATCTGTTTTGCTGCCTCGCGCTCGGAAACGGTAGATGCAAGTTCCAACATCCTGCGCTCACGAGCATCGAGCTGCTCAAGCTCTTGAAGGAGTGCAGAGAGCAGTTCCGCATCAGCAACGATGTCCTCCGGCAGAGGTCCGCCATCAGCAACAATGTCAATCAATGCGATGTTCTCGTCCACGCCGGAGGGAGCGTGCAGGTGAAGCAGCAATGGATCCGGGACGCGATAACGGCAGAGATCACAGTTGCCATCGCACTTCCACAACTTCTTTTGTGGACAGTTGCACGCGCCGCTGCGTTGAAGCCGCTTCCGCTTTCTGTTAATTTCCCGATAGGCTTTCATGTAGAAATCCCTCGAGATAGGGACGAGCGTCACCTTATCCGCATCGACTGCGTCGCGGACGGGAAAGCGAAGTGGAGTTTTTTTAACTTTTTTTGACATAAAATCGGACCTCCGTCCAACAACCGCCGAGGTTGTGAAGGGACGGAGATCCGCTGTTGATGCCGGCGGTCGTGCAAGATGCAGAAATACACCCGTTGCGGGAATAGACTCCCCGCCCCAGATTGCACCTGCCGTTCGCTGGCATGGCTTCCATATTCAGTTGTGCCACCGCTTCCGTAGCGAACTGCCCTTAAATGCGCATGGGCAACACTTCCACGGTGACGGGCAGTTTAACGTCATGCCCGGGACAAGCAAATTTTTGTTTTATGTTCGTGTCCTTTCTGCCTTTTGTATGTGTAAAATGATCTCACATATGAAGTGTAGCATAGTAATAAATTTTGCCCGTTGAAGAAAGTTCAATAAGAATCTATCCCTATATGTGAATCTGAATCCAGTTGAATATGGAATTACCTATCACCTAAGATGTTTTCCGTTGGATAAAGTTCAATAAAAAATTTTTTGGTGAATATATCCCTAAAAAAACATAAAAAAAGACCAGAGATTTGATTAACAAATCTTTGGTCAAAAACAGTCAAACGGAGAATTT